TGACGTCATCTTCACACCTCCTGTATAAATTGTACAGGGACTACACTAAGGACCGGGAACTCTATGAACTGGCCGAGGAGGCCAGGATCGACGAGTTTGGACCGGTCGAGGTAGTCAGGGGTAGTCGTCTTACCTTCGCCCCAAAAGATAGGGACTGCTCGCGGGTAATCTGTATCGAGGCCTCGCTGAATATTCTTTACCAGCTCGGTGTAGAACAGATTCTCAGGAACGGGCTTCGGTCGTTCTTCGGAATTGACCTTACCACTCAACCTGAGTTGAACCGCGAACTAGCTAGGTACGGGTCGCTCTTTAACAAGATTTCAACCCTTGATTTGAAGAGCGCCTCCGACCTTAACGGGTACAGGGCAATGAAGACCATACTCCCACCAGGGCTTTTCTCCTGGCTAGAGATAGGTCGACATCCCTCCGTCACGCTACCAGATGGTAGTGAGCTAGAGCTGCACATGCTGTCTACAATGGGGAACGGTTATACGTTTCCACTTGAGACGCTTGTGTTTGCAGCAGTCGTGGTCTCAGCGCTGATCCATCATGGCCTACCCACACGGAAGGCCAACGATCAGATAAGCAGCGCATCCTGGGGAGTCTTCGGTGACGACATAATCTGCAGCCGAGAGGTTGTGGCTAGTGTACGTCGCTTGTTGCACCTCCTAGGTCATACTGTGAATGAGACCAAGTCCTTTGTTGAGGGACCCTTTCGGGAATCCTGTGGTGGTGACTTTTACAAGGGGTCACCTGTCCGAGCTGTATTCTGCAAGACGCTACGGACCCCACAGGACCGGTATTCTCTCATCAACAGGCTTACGGAGTGGTCAGCCACTACGGGGATACTCTTGGACGCCACCATCTCGTTACTTTTGAAGTCGGTCAAGTTTCGACCGATCCCTATATGGGATAACGAGGAGGCGGGCCTGAGGGTTCCTTTCTCCATGCTAGATAAGCAGATTAGGCCACGCAAGTGGCCGAAGGGGCAGCGTTTGCATGGCACCTTAGGGTACCTGCGTTACGAGCCTATCCCTGCTAAAATTGGTCTAGACTGGGGAGTGGTTGACATACCACCGGAGCTAGTGGAGAAGTATGGTGAGATCATCCTAAATCCAACGGGATTGATTCTTGCCTGTCTCCACGGAAGCATACGCGGCGGTTCCATAACGGTTAGGCTTGACCGTACATGGTACCGCACGAAGGTGGTCACGGCTCCTAACTGGGATGTTGCTCCAGTCAACGAGCAGTGGCCGACGAGCTCCGATCTTCGCAAGGATGCGCGGACTTGGAGTGACTTCACACGCTGGGAAAGCGTGTGCCACCTGACATACTAGTCGGTGGGGACCCCCTCCCATAAAATGGGGGGGACGAG